GTAGCTGTTACGCGGGCCGGCCGTGGTCAACCCCTCAAAGGCCAACTGGATACGCTCGCGAAACGGGTCGTCCTTTTCCTTGATTTCCGGTACCGGCGGCACCGCTGTCAGATCCTCGGCCTGAGTCACCAGGCGCTTCAGATTGTAATTAGCCCCCAACTGGTCGAGGTCGCTGCCAATGGCATGGGCCAGTAACAGCGCCTTGGCGCCGTCGTTGACCCGGGCGCGGTTCCCGACCTTAATGTAAGCCCCGACCTCGATCACTTTGGTGACCGGATCACTTTCCAGTGTCGCGGTCCAGTTGCTGCCCATGTAACCACGAAAGACGCCCAGCCCTTCCTCATAGGTCGCCTCAAAGTCCAGCGGCTCCAGCACATCTGGCGCCGGCAGGGCCGACAGATCCAGCAGGCTCATACGCTGACCTCCACAAGAAAGCTGTCGCCGAGATAGTCGCCGGCAATGCTCAGATTGATTTGCCCGCCCAGCACCGACAGCACGCGCACGCGCTGCAGTTTCAGCCGCGGCTCCCAGCGCTCCAAGGCGCGGATGGCTTCCGCTTGCACGGAGCTTTTCCAACCCTCATTGACGGGCAAGTCCACGTAGGAGCGAACCTTGCTGCCGTACTCCGGCCGATGCCGGCGGCTGCCCAGAGACGTGCCCAGGACGTCACCCATGGACTGGCGCAGATGCTCGATGCCGGAAATGGGCTGGCCGGTATGGCGATCCATTCCGATCATCTACATCACTCCTTCGGCGGTTCAATCTCGGGATGGGTCTTCAGGTACGCGACGGCCTGCTCATCGGAAACGGACACCTCGACACGCCCCTTGGCCACCGACAGCGTGCGATCGCTGCCAGGAATGATCAGGGTGCGCGATGTGTACACCTTGTCGCGAAATGTCAGCAGCAGATCCGCCGGCGACTGATCGGCGGTAGGCTGTTCGGTGTTCTTGGCCATGTTTTCTCCAGGCATAAAAAACCCGCACTGGGCGGGCTGGAAGGGATTGTTGATTAGTGCGTGTGATGGTTGTCGCTGGATCCTGCAGCGAGGATCGAGGCGCCACCAGTGATGTCCTGCGTTACGTGTAACGTCCCGTCGATTTCCACCGCCGCGACCAACTTGATCGCAGCCGATTTGACCGTCATAGAATCTGGAGTCAGTGCGGCCTCGGTGCCGCCGACCTTCACCGTCACTGCGTTATCCGTAACGGTGACCTCGGTACTGCCGACCTTGATCGTTACCGTTCCGATGGGCAGCGTGATGGTGTATGTCTTGGCCTGCCAGTCGTAAATCAGCGAGCCCCCATCATCAAAGCGCCAGACTTCCACATGATCGCGGTTGTCCGGCTGGGCGCCGGCATTGCCATACAGACCCGGGATAAAGGTGCCCATGCCTGCCTGCCCGCTGGGGTTGAACAACACCCCTTGCTCGCCCAGGCTCGGCGCGCGCCAGTGTCGCGCCTTGCCGGCCGCGAGGCTGTGCCAGCGCACCCAGGCGCTGGTCCATTCGCCATTGGACACACGGACCATCGCCGCCGCCAGATCCACGCCGACCACCACGCACGGCATCAGCATGGCGGCGATCATGCGGTCATGTTCCGCACTGGCGTAACTCACAGATCCTCCGGATGAACCGGGCCATCACCTGGCTCGACATTGATCACCAGCGAGCCCGGCGGTTCGTCTGGCCATGGCCATTCCTCAACGCCCAAATAAATCTGGTGGGTCCACTCGACTAACCAGACCACGTAACCGTCGAGCTCTGGCTTGGTCCAGTCCTGTGTGGCCTGCACGAACTCGGCGGGTTCCACCGCAAGGCCCCAGGTTTGCAGGCGGAGTAAGACGGCCAGTTGCGCCGCCAGGTGCGCGGCCTGCTGGCAGTGCTTCGGGCGGATCGGATCAACGATGATCCGCGCTTCAAACCGGCAAATCAGGCTGGTCTCACCGGTACCGATATCAACCCCCGGCTCCATTTCTGCCATTTCAATGAACACCACCGGCAATGCGATGCGGTCCTTGATGTTGGGCCACGTCGTTACCGCTTTGATGCCGGACAGATTGCTCACCAGGTGCTGCTCGATCGCCTGATAAAGCTGGTCCAGACTAAAAGACTCGTCAGACATGGGCCGTCCCCTTCAGGTATTTCTGCAGCTCAAAGTTGAGTTCTTGTTGCAGGATCTCCAGCAGACGCGCGTCGGCCCGTTTGACCCAGGTGTTGAAGTGCGGACGGGCTTGCTCCAGCGACACCTTGGCTTTGGCCAGCGGAAAGCGATCGCCGTTTTCCGCGACCCAACCCGAACTGGCACCACCGCCTCGCGACACCGTGCTATCGGGATAATCGTCCGCATTAAAGTGCTTGCTCGCGGTGCGGATCCAGATGTCGGGTTTGTTGCCATAGACCTTCTTGAGGAAGGCCCCTTGATACCGCCGCCCGGCCACCGACACGCCGCTGCCGGACTGCCGTGCTCGCCCGATCCGGCTGGACTCGATCGCATTGAGACCGAACCACAACTTGCCGCTCGTGGCTCCCCCGGACACCGGGTAACTGCGCAGCCGCTGACGCACCGCCGCAACGGCGATGCGCTCTTGCCGGCTGACGGCGCGGGCAATGTGCGTGCGCAACCAACCCAGGGTTTTGTTGATCGCTCGCCGGTGCGCCGAAGCGGCTGCTTTTGGTACCAGCTTGGCGAAGTCTTGGAACGCTTTCAGGTCCGCCGCCGAGGACTGGATAGACAGCATCCCGCCACCGGCTGACGGCTTGAAGTAGCTGCCGACACTCATGCGCGCATCCTCAAAATCAAGGCGACCAGACCGTCACCGCTAGGCTCCAGCTGCAGCAGGTCATACTCGCCACCACCGTCCAACTCAGGCAGTTCGATGGTGACCAGCAAACCCTGCTCCAGTCCGTGCGAGTCGCTAACGCGAATCTCGAACCGAGGCTCGCGCAGACCGGTGTTGAGCTTGCCGATTTTCGGCTGCAGCCAGGGCGCAGAGAACATGCCCAGCACCGGCTCCTCCCGGCCTTCGATCCGCGCGGTGTCGCCCAGGGTTTCGAACACCACCGCGTCGACCTCGGCGATCAGATCGCGAATGCCCATGGTCAGAGCTCCAACAGGATCTGCGCCAACGGTCGTGTGCACAGGTGCAGCGGGTTGGACTGGGCTTCACCGGCCATGCCTTTGTTGAACGGCATCGGTTCGATCTTGCTGTAGTACGGCACGCCTTCGGTGTTGACCGTTTCCATGTAATCCGCCGGCGCGAACACCGAGATGTAGAGGTCCGGCACACCTTCGGGAATCAACAGCGCCTTGTCGTCATGGATGAAGGTCACACCCGCAATCTTGCCGCGATAGCGCTCCCAGACGATGCCGCCAAACTCGAAGCTTTCACGGGCATCACCACGCAATGCAGCCGCCTGCTGGCTGTTGAGGAACGTTTCCTTGACCGACTTGTGGACGATCAACTTGTTCCAGAAGTTCTTGCCACACAGCGCCCGCGACCCGCTGCTGGTGACACTGCCCAGCGCATCCTCCTGCAGGTCCAGCGCTTCGCCGCATTTAACCCGCAGCTCCGTATCGGCGCTGTTGAGGCCCATAGACATTTTCTTGCGTGTCACGCCAAAGGTTTTGTAGATATCCAGCAGGACCGTCGAGCCATCGGCATCGAGGATCTGGCCATTGAGCGCACCCATGCGTTGGAACTCGTGCGTGGCATCGAGCTGTCGACGCGCTTTGGCCAGGCGTTTGTTGACCACGTCCTGCACCGCCTGCAACTCGGAACGTGTACCAAAGGCACGGATCCCTTGGATCTCATCGGCCTTGATCGCAAAGCGCTGTGGCAGATGCACGGTGTTGAACGGGATCAGGTTGCGTTTGGTGCCGCTGACCACTAAACCGGACGTGCCGCGCTCACCCGCCGGGACCAGGGCCAGGGTGTCGCCGTCCTTTTCAATCTGCACCGTCAGGGTGGTGATGCCCTCCTCCTGAAACAGGCCGAGGCTGCTGATGCGGCCTGGCAGGTATTCCTGTTCGTTGATGGCGGCAGTCAGCGAAGAGACCGAAAACGCGTCATCGTTAAAGATTTCAATGTCAGCCATGAAGCTATCTCCAGAAAGCAAAAAACCCGCACTCGGCGGGTTCGGTAATCAGGGTGGTCGTCTTAGCGGACGATCAGGAAATGGGTGGCCAGCGCCTTTTCAGCGGCCGGATCCAGACCGGTGAGATGGGCTTCGCTGACCTCGGCCAAGCGCACCACGGCACGGCCGCGACGGACCACATCGGATTCGCCCAGTGGACCGTAGAGAATTGCGATAGCGTTTTCGCTGCCGTCTTCGGCGGTCGGGTTATAAGGCGCGAACTCACCGGTCAGGCTGACCAAACCGAGGATCTGCCCCGGCTCCAGTGCAGGCCCTGCCGCGACGTTGATGGCTTCGCGGGAAATGGTGCCAGCGGCCTCGGACAGCAGGAACTCACCCGCGTGCATCGGCTCTCGTTGAATCGTCATCGTCTTGCTCCTGTAGCAGATTGGGGTTTAGCGGTGCGCGCGGCTTGGCGCGCCGACCAGATCGAGGGTTGATCGATTTGCTTGGCCTGCACCTTCGGTGCTGGGTCGTCGTCCAGCGGTAGGCTGTTGTCGATTTCGAAGCCCTTGCCGCTGCCGACGATCTTGTCGAACAGGCGCGCCCGAACCGCCGCTGCATCCAGGCCGGCCGCGACGAACTCGACACTGAACTCTGGCAACCGTGCGGCCACACACAGGTCATTCACGGCCTTGGCGCGCGTCAGCCCTGCCTGAACGATCTCCTCGCTTTCGAGGTTGGTCGAACTGAGCAACGGCGCGACCAGGTTGCTGATGCCCGCCTCCGCGCAACGCTGGGTGATCATCAGCGCCAATTTGGCGGCATCGACTACCGGCGGCGTCTGAGGCGGATCATCTGGCTCTAATTCCGGGTCCGGCTCTGGGGGTTCGTCGAGCTGAGCCAGCAGTTCAGCCGGTGCGTGCTGGTAACGCTGCAGCACGCCGCCCTGGCCGAGGCACGCCTTAACCTTGATTCCGTCACCGACTTCATCGGCCAATCCCAAGGCCACGGCTTCGTTGGCCGTCAGCCAGGTCTCAGCGGCGACCAACCGCCGCAACTCGGTCTCATCAATCTCGGGCGCCTTGGCCTTGTAGGCCGCAATGATCGCTTCCATGGTCTGGTCCAGGACGTCAGCCACCTTGCGGAAGTCTTCGGCATCCCCGGCCGCATAGGTCCATGGGTTGTGAATCATCAGCATGGCGTTGGCCGCGATCATCACCCGGTGCGCGCCGCACACTGCCACGCTGGCGGCACTAGCGGCCAAGGCATCGATGCGGCCGGTGCATCGCTCGCCCAAGCGCTTCAATGCGTTGTGCATGGCCAGACCGTCGAACAGGTCGCCGCCAATGCTGTTGAACGCCGCGATCACCGGCGAGACGCCATCGTCCATGGTGCGCAGATCCTGCACAAACTGATTGGCGGTAATGCCCCAGGCGCCGATTTCGCCGTAGACGAACACTTCAATGACACGTTCAGCGGCCTCGCCGTTGGCCTCCAGCGCGTACCAGGTCTTGTCCTGCACCTGCACCCGTTGGCCGGCGCGGTTGTAAATGCGCGGTCGCGCTTGCTTGCTCATGGTTGCTCCTTGTCGTCGATGGACTCGACGGCGTCGAGGGTGTTGTAGTTGAGGCCGAGCTTCGTGGCCCGGGCCAGATCGGCGGCGTTTTCGGCGTCGACCGTTTCCGCGTCATAGCCGGTGCGCAGGACCATCTCGCTACGCGAGGCGAAGCCCGCCTGCACTTCCATCCGCCGGGCCTGCACGTCCTGCACCGGCTGGATGTAGGCCCAACCTTGTGGTACCCAACGTGTGCGCAGGTATTCGCGGCGACGCTGTGCATAGTCTTCCAGCACCAGAGCGCCCGACAGCACCGCCATGTCCATCCAGGCAGCCCGGACCGGGCGGCAGAGCTGGTGGACGTAAACGCTGAATTGCAGTTGCTCAAGGCGACGCCGAAACTCGTTGAGCACCACCCGGAGCGCCCGGTCATTGACCTCGCGCATGTCGCCCGTGAGGATCTCGTAGGGCGTGCCCGTCCCCGCTGCCGCAGCCATCAGCTGCTGTCGCATGAAGTCCGGGTAGTTGTTGCCGGCGTCTGGCGGTTTGGAGAATTCAACCTCTTCACCTGGCCCCAGCTCCTGCATGGTGCCGGGCTCCAGCGCCACCATCGGCGTGAAGCCGTCACGATCCAGATTCAACGGCTGTCCGGTGACCGGGTCTCTCGGCACCAGTCCAGAGTCCTGCGCCGGTCGACTGATGAAGCCGGCAAACAGGTTGGCCACCTCCTGACGGAACAGCACCGCGTCATCGTAGTTGTCGAGGCTGCGCAGGCGTTTCAGCACCGGCGACAGTCGCGGCACGCCGCGCAGCTGGCCCGGCTCGACCGGTTCGAAGATGTGCAGCACCTGGGTGGCCGGCACGCGCACCAGTTGTTTGTACCCGGCGTTCAGTGACGACGCATCACGCGGATGCGACAAGTACATCCAATACGCCACGCGTTTGCCGCCCGGGGTAAATTCGATCCCGGCACGGATGATGTTGCCGTCTCGGGTGGTCTCGAACTTGTCGTGCGGAACAAACTCCGGCGCCAGTGCCTGGATCTGCAACGGAACTGCCAGGCCCTCATCCAGGTTCCGCGGTCGCAGCCGAACAAAGCACTCACCGGAGGTCTCGACCGTACGGGCGATCAGTGCCTGCTGGCCGTAAAAGTCGGTGCGCTCATCGGCGTCCGACTCATCGACCCAGTCCTCCCACAGTTCCTGCAGCAACTTGCGCAGCGCTTCGTCGTCAGTCTTGGGACGCGGCGTGATACCGGTGCCGATCAGATTACTGACGCGCTTGTCGATCACGTTGTAGGCATAGGGGTCATTGCGAACCGCCGCCCGCGAGCGCGAGCGCAGGTTACGCAGTGCCGGGGTGTTGATGCTGTTGATCCCGTTGTCGGGAGCATCCCAGCCAGTGGATCTGCGGCCCTCTCCAGCGCCTTCATAACTGGCCTTGATGTTCGACGGCAGCAAGAAACCGTTACGGGTCAGCGTCGGATAGTGGCGGGCCATTAGATTCCTTTGCCTCCGTGGTACAGCCGAACCACACGAGAACGCGGCCCGGCAGCGCTGATCAGCGATGTGCGGATTTCTTCCCGAGCCTTGAGCAGCTCGTCGACGGTGCGGTATTCCACGGTGCGGTCGGTGTAGCGCACGGTTTTCTCACCGCGAGCGATGGCCGCCTCAACCGCGTCGAGGTGCTTCTGGGTAAATGACATATCAGCGTCTCTTCAGGTAACCGCTGGTGGAGCTGCGGCGTTGAGGTGGCGGTGCTGCGGGTCGCGATTGCACGACCGGAGCAGCGGGTTGCGATGCAGGTTGTGGTACGGCAACGGATGCTGATGACACCGGGTTACTGACGCGTTCGCCTTGTACAGGCTTGATGCCCAGGGCTTCGTCGAACAGTCCTGACTGCGCCAAGGCCTGACGCACCCGCTCCCAGTCGTGTTCCTTGTAACGGTTGAGGCCCAGGTAATGCGCCATCGCCAGGCAGTACACCATTAGGTCGAGCGCTTCGTTGCGCTCGGCCTTGCCCTTGACCCACTCAATGCGCTTGTGTCCGCGCACATAGCGGGCTACTTTGCGCTCGGCGACGCACTGGTCGAAGAAGTCATCCGGTAGGTCATTGGCAAAGTGCAGCGCGCCCGGACCGGCCTCGAACGGGTACCGGTTGTAGATCCAGTCCTTTGCCGTGTCGGTACCGACGAACCACAGCTCGGCGCCATTGCGTTCGGTCTGCCCCTTCCAGGTCACATCGACCATCGACGGCCGCTGGGCAATCACCGGCTTCCCGGGCTTGCTCGCGCCCTTGATGGCGAACACGTTGCGCCAGCGACGAACGCGGCAGAACT